GCGGGTATAGCTCAGTTGTTAGAGCGCTTCCTTGCCATGGAAGAGGCCAGGAGTTAGAGTCTCCTTACCCGCACCACAAACGAAATCATTTGATTCAATGAACCCTTTCCAGGGTTCATTTAGTTTATAGGATACTTTTGACCCCTTAAAAGTATCTTTTTTAATGGGTTCAATTATGAAGTTAGAGAAGAATATTTTTAAAAGCTGGTCCAGCTCGCTCATGTCATCAAGTTTTTCAAAAATAACAGGGAAAAACTCAAAAAGTTTGAGATATTCATCAAATGTAATTAAGGAGTCCTTTAATAAGCGTCTTTGACTGACTATTAGCTCATAACGCTGTTCTAATTCCTTTTGCTCATCAAGAAGCTTGCCAAGATTGTAATAGTCTTTTAGTTCGGGGCTCTCTAATATGAGCGCTTTTGTTTGCTCATACTGTTGTTTTTTAAGCGCTAACTTCCGTTTTAGGCTAGATATCTCACTAGTGAGCCTAGTGCTTTCATGCTTCATGGACCTTTCGGCACTTGATTTAATAACCAAATAATTACTCTTTTTAATGAATAAATATTCTTTAAAGAATACCTCCGCTGTATCAATAATAGTTTTTGCGCGAATTGACTTTCCATTTAAATTGCAATATCTGTTTTCACATTTATAGTAGTATCTGTAGTCATATTTTTCACCCGTTGTCTTATTTCGCTTATTCGTAACCATTGAGGTCATAGACTCGTTACAAGCCCCACAAATGACTCTACCTCTAAATAAATTAGCAAATATCTCACCACCTTTTGGCTTATTGATAGCATAAACTTTAGAGGAATCCAAACTATCAATTTTATTTATCTTTAAATATTCATCAACAGTAATTACACTCTGAAAATCATACTCTTCTAATAAATTTTTGTAGTGCTTGCCCCACTTTAAAACACCAGCATAAAACGGGTCTTTAAGAGTCTTCGAGACATCATCTTTGGACCACTTATGGCTTTGATAAGGACCTCCTGCACGCTTCTGAACGGTATAGGATTGCCCATTAATCCACTCTCTAATATCTTTTTGAGACTTACCGTTTAAAGCCAGTTCAAACATGTGCTTAATCTTTGTAAAGTTTTTTGGGTCAGGTTGGAAGAAACGATTTGAATCTAGTATATAGCCGTGCTTAAATTTACCAATAAACTCAGCATCCTCTATAGCTCTTTTATTACCACGGTCTACTGATTCGGAGAGATGCTCAGAGTATTGTTTAGCCATTACAAACGTGATTCCAAGCAGCATCTTGCTCGCTGGATTATTTTCAAATGTAAATGTCGCAAACCTTAAGTCCTTAATTAAACCCCTGTCTACTAGGTCGATAATAACACCCGCCTCTTTCATATTTCGTGATAGACGGTCAGGATGCCAAGCTATCAAGCCATCTATCCTTCCATTTTCAATATCATCTATAAGTTTATTAAATTCATCGCGTGTATCTGCAATTTTAGCAGAAAAGCTTTCCTTGTATATCTTTTTGATACTTAAGCCATTTGGTGTAATAACTTTATCTACACACTCCTTTATTTGGTCTTCTATTGATGAAGCTTGCCTGTCTTCACTTGTAGTAGATTTACGAGCATATAATCCATACTGTACGGGCTTAAGTGAACTCTCATTATTTTCAGGACCGCTACCTGTAAGTTTATTTAGTAATAGCTTTACACTTGTGGAGTTGTTACTATTCTGCATAATCCCTATTATAAGCCCTTGTCTATTGTTAGAGCTAATTTAGGCTATAGGAAATTATAAAAGAATCTTTATTCCTCTACTGACTACATAGCGCTGTTTATTTGATGTGGTATTTATTTTTTCATTTTGCTTATTAATATACCTGAATAATATATTAAGCAATTTTAATATGTTTTCATCGGCGAAAGCTTTTTGGTTAGACAAAGAGGACATCCGAGACTCCTTGAAGTAGCTACTTCAGTTAGTCCGCTAAAAGCCCTTTTTTTTGCCGAGTTGTTCTCGTATGCTTATTTTTATGTATAAATCATGCTACCCGTTTTTTGCGCGGTACGTCTCCGCTATGTAGCCACATAAAAATGCGGTAGTTTATTAATTACATCGTCTATTATATCAAAATTCAAATCTTACATCAAAATGATATAATGGATAATGTCTAGATTCACAACAGGGCTCATTTTATCCCGAAAATGGGCAGCCATTTGCTAAAAGCAATAGGGATAAAACCCTCGTTGTGGGTCTAGACAGCCAGCAGTGGCTGTCCTTTTTTAATAACTAAACGGGGGTATTATGAACAATACACAGCAACCATCAAATTCCAAAAAACAAAAAAACTATATACACACACGAGAACAAAAAGGTCATAGTATCATAAAACATATATGTTTTGGATGGATAGCACTATGGATTCCTGCTATATATTACACAATTAGTCCTAATCACTACTGGCACGCTTAAAAAGTATGGTAATTTTGCACCCATAAAACTACCATTTATACAGCGGAATGACACCCTATCATACAGGGGGGTGATTACCCCCCTGTAAAATTGTCTTTATATTAGTAATAGCCTTTGGCGGTTAGTTATATGGACGTATACTTACCTAATAAATGATTGGTAGTGATTGCTTATACTGCGCCGTACATCTTTTTATTACTGGAGCTGGACCGGGGTAGTCCATAATGTATTCAAAAAGTTTAAGTAGATTCTGTAATCCCGCACCAATTAGATATTTAGCCATCCGAACGGGTGGTTTTTTCGTATTTATACCCACCAATATACAACAAAAGTGCTATAATAAAAGAGTCCAACCAACAATATAACATTTAGGGATTACCTAATATTTTTGGTATTCAAACCAGGAAAAACGGGCACTTGCTCGAAAGACATTTGGTTTGAATCCCAATTGTTGGTTGGACGCCTAGAGTAGGTGTCCGTTTTTTATTACGGACAATAAATACTCACATAATAGCAACTAACTCAAAGGCGTCCATGAGTATAGAATCACTAGAAACAAATGTCGTAATCCAAGGTGACTGCGTTGAAATACTAAAAACCATACCAGACAAATCAGTAGATTTAATTTTTGCCGACCCACCCTATAACCTGCAGCTCAAAGGCGATTTATGGAGACCGAATAACACAAAAGTAGCCGCGGTCAATGACGACTGGGATAAGTATGATAATTTTACAGCTTACGACTCCTTTACAGTCAAATGGCTCACAGAATGTCGTCGAGTACTCAAAGACAATGGTGCAATTTGGGTTATTGGCAGCTATCATAATATATTTCGTGTCGGTAAAATTATCCAAGACCTTGATTATTGGATCTTAAACGATATTCTATGGATTAAAACAAACCCTATGCCAAATTTCAAAGGCACACGCTTCAATAATTCACATGAAACACTAATTTGGGCTAGCAAATCCGAGAAGTCAAAACCAACATTCAATTATAAAATCATGAAGACATACAATGAGGATAAACAAATGCGCAGCGACTGGCTAATTCCTATTTGTAGCGGAAAAGAGCGTGCTAAACTCAATGGAGAAAAAGCACATTCAACACAAAAACCACTAGCCCTACTTCGTCGAATCATTAATGCAACATCAAAGCCTGGCGATATTGTGCTTGACCCATTTCTCGGCAGTGGCACAACCGCAGTTGCCGCAAAAGAACTAGGACGGCAATATATCGGTATTGAGCGTGACGATACCTATATTAAAGTTGCGAAGCAACGACTCGACAAAACAACACTGCTTAATGAAGCATTGGTATCAAGCAAGTTAGAGGCAAAAACACCGCGCGTCGCCTTTGGCTTGCTGGTTGATATTGGACTTATCGAGACTGGCGTAACGCTCACAAGTAAAGACGGTAAATACTCGGCGACTGTTACTGCAAATGGCTCGCTAAAAAGCGGCGATATAGAGGGTTCTATTCACAAGGTTGGCGCAGCCCTACAAAATCAGCCATCATGCAATGGCTGGACATTTTGGTGTATCAATGATGTGTTGATTGATGAAATTCGACAGCAGTATTTGGAGAAAAACCATGCTTGATTACGAAAAATTCAAGAAAATTTTTGATGAAAAAATCTTTGCAAAGTCAAAACCTGATTTACTCAAGAAAGTCGCCGAGTACCCCGATAGATACGTGGGGCTATTCCGCCCGACCAAGCCAGAGGCAAAATTACTACAAAACCTGTTGCAGTCAAATGAAATCCGTTTTGGCGACGCATTCGAGGTGGCAATCAAGCAATACTTTATCAACGATGGCTGGCGGCCGTTACCGCAAAAGATTACATCGAAAGAAGGTGACGCGCTTGATATTGACCAACTACTTATCAAAGATGACAAGGTACTATTCATTGAGCAAAAGGTACGCGACGACCATGATTCAACCAAAAAACGCGGTCAGATTAGTAACTTTGAAAAGAAACTTGAGGCACTTGTCGACATTTATGGTGATAGAGTAACGTGGGGATTTTTCTACTTCATTGATCCAAGCCTTGTCAAAAACCGAAACTTTTATCAGCCGGAGCTACAAAAACTGCAAGAATCGTGGGGTGTGCACTTGTCAGTGTCATACGGACAAGACATGTTTAACCAGCTCGACTTGTCTCATATTTGGCCTGCTATCATGAATAATCTACAAAAATGGCGCCAGGATATACCAGACCTACCAAACGTTAATTTTGACAGCAACCCCGAAGAATCCGCCGAAGAGATAAAAGACCTACCACTTCGTATATTCCGCAAACTCTTTGATGACGAGCGAATTGTGAGCCAGATACTGCCTGTGTTGTTTCCAACTGGTGAAACACTTCGGCTCTTGCTGCCACACTTCGAGAGACAAGGATTACCAATCGCACAGAATATATCTAATGGTGTTAAAAAGTACTTATACTACAAGCAGGACAGTCCGCCACATAGGTGAAGCTACAGTTGATATTTTTCTGGGTGTATACCTTTTCTATAGTGCAATACAGGAGCGTCAGCTTCACTGATTCCGTTTGCGCTGATGGCGAATTTTGCTTGCTCAAATGCAAGACCAATCGGGATATTCTCGCCAATACTGGAGTATAGCTGTACTGCAAAAGCACACGCCGCATCATCACCGATTGACACATTCATACCAATCGCAATATCAACCACGTCGATCAAAGATGCGGCCATTTTAGATGATTCACAGGCATTAAGTACTACAATTTTCAGTTGTTTCCCGGCTAGCTTTACTATATTTATTAGCGTATCATCGTCCACGGTAATTGCCTGGCCTTTTTCATTTTCAAGAGCAATATACTTTTGATTTCCGTGTGATGAGATATGCAGTATATTTGGCCTATACCTATTAAAAGCATTACTAAAATCTTTCAACTCTACGGCTGGAATGGTATCTATGTGCATTTTGCCACGGTCGGTGATAGCCCTCAATGCCTCCTTGATCTGCTTTTCCTCGGTGCCAAGTCTCAGGGGCGATACGTTTAATGGGGCAGAATAGGTGAAAAGAAGCCTGACAGGCGAAGAGATGTCTACTTGTAGGATATCTTTCTCATGCAACACTCTGTCTAATACGGGCACTATGTCTTGCCTTTTTATGCTGTTTGCCAAAAGAAATTTTCCAGATATACCTCCCACAACCTTTTGTGTGGACACGCCCTGCGATAGCTGTTCTGATATACGCAGAATTTCATTCCCGCTATCTCGCCAGCCGCGACTCGCAAAGGCTTCGTTTACGCGACCTAAAACCTTTATCTTATTGTACATCAAGGTTGTGTATCTTTCTTATGCTTTTCGTAAGGTTCAATGCGCGCCCCAGACGGCTATGGGTATATATCCAGCTCCTGCCCTCCTGAGTAACAGGCGTAATTACCCGCATAGTATTTCTTAGTTTATCAATTTTGCGTGTTATCATAGGTGCACTTGTACCATTAATATTTAAAGTCTTTACATTTTCTACAATTTGCTGTTGGGTTCTACTGCCGTCACACAAAAGATAGACTGTCGCTAGTACTATATCTTTTGCAAATTCCTCTAAGATGCTGTCGCGGACGCGTGGGTCATACCTCACGAGAGCATCCAGCATCTCGCCTTGTTGGTCAACCTCGCTTCGAAGTTTCTTTATTTCCGATAGAGCTTCGTTTGTTTCAGACATCGCTAATTACCTCTGTCCGACGAGTTGACAGATTTTTTGGTCTTGGCTCTGGAGCGAGTAACCATCATTCTAACAGCCGCGGTATTCTTACCTAGAACTTTTGCAATCTGAGAGTATGATAAGCCGATTGAGTCAAGTAGAACCTCCGTTTTATTCATGCCAGGGTCTAGCTTCACTGCACGTTCACGCTCATCAACCATTAGCGTAAGGATCGCCAGCAGAACAGAGTTGGTATCCAGGACGCCCGCTAATTCGGACGTATTAGCCTTGGTATTACTTTCGGTCATCTGCATTGCCTTTCTGCTCTTTCTTGCGCGCACGAATGATTGTCTGTGAAACCAATTTACCCTTTTTCCCAAGTACCGTTGCAATCTGAGCAGGAGACATGCCAGAATCTGCTAATATAACCTCGGTCTTGCGGGGTTCTTTAGCGGGGTCTTTATTGGGATTAACTCGCTCTTCACGTTCGGCAGCCAAAAGTGCCAAGATCCCACTCATTGCTTGTTCAAGAGGCAACGTTTCAGTACTTTTTATCATCACTCTCATCCTTCTTTGTCTTTTTAGTCTTTGATTTGGCGCGCTGAATGGCTACATTGACCGTACCGGGCGTGGTACCCATTATTTCCGCTATCCTTGACGGCCCTATTCCGATCTTGTTTATTTCCACTATGGCTTCGGCCTGACTCGGCATCGCCAGCTTAATTTGCAAAGCTTGCAAGCGCACCATTTGATCAAGCAACTCTTCTGCGTTCGCCATTATTTTCTCTCCTCATTGTTCACTGGCTGCTCTGTGTCTTTTGTACTCGCTTTTTTGTTCTTAACCGTCTGCTTGTCTTTGCTCAGAGCTATACTTACAGCCTGCGGTGTTTTACCAAGAAGCTTGGCAATTTCAGCTCCGGTCAGACCAAGGTCTGCAAGCATGCGGTCAATACTGCGTGGGCGAGGCTTGGCAAGGTCAGTATCACGCAAATGTCTGTCTAACGTTATAGCTAGCATCGCTGATACATTACGATTCAGCTTCTTTAATTCATTTAGCATATCTTCGTTCATAATTTAATACCCCCTTATCTGTTGAGTTAAATTATACTGCATTATTTTCTGTATTTCAATACCAAAATGATAACTTATCACAGTAATGTTCATTGATAATAAGGGTATTTTCAGCCTATATAGAACAATGCCATGCTTATCACCATAAGTATTTAATTTTACATAAATGTTTATGCTTTACTCATAAGACATAGATATATGGCAGCTCTGCCGTCTTGACGAAGCTCCAGGCCTCTACTGACCGAGCAGTAGTCGTTCCGCCCCCTCATCTGTTGAGTTAAATTATACCGTCTAGAAAACACCCCTTTTCAACTAAAAAAATAAAAAGATCGGCGGGAGAAATTTCAAAAAGATAATTCAAAGGATTTTTCTGGTGGGGCGAGGGGGGGGGGGGGGGGGGCGGGGGGGGGGGGGGGTGGGGGGGGGGGGGGGGCGGAGCAGGGCGTAGGTGTCCCAGCCCTGCTCCGCGAGGTCCGCGACGACTTGCCCCTCGTACCGTGTTAGGCGGTCGTAGAGGCGTGCCCTTCCCCCAGGGAGCCGAGCGAAGCCTCGTAGTGCTCGGATGCCTTTCGCATGAGGAGCAGCATCTCGCGCAGACTCAGATGCTTGGTGACGAATGCGGCGTCTTCCTCCGAGAGCCACTTGGAGATAACCTCGGTGGCACGCTTGCCACCGCTGAGGTCTTGGAGGAGGTCTTCGCCGGCCTCGGGGCTCAGGCCCAGGGGGTCCGGGAAGGTCACGACTCGGTTGTTGATCCCGAAGGTGAACGGGGTGACCTCTGCTGCGCCATCGAGGTTCTTGAGGGCTGCAAGGGTGAGGGTCGGGGTGATCTTGTCTGCCATTGGTGTTCTCCTAGTTGCTATTTGTCAGTTGTCGCGGCGCTGGGTGCTGGCGGGCGGGGCGGGCAGCGTCGGCGTGGCTTCTTCGGTCTCTGCGGGCTTGGCTTCAGCCCATCCCTGTGTGCGCAGAGTGTTCGCGTCGGCGGCGGCGTCGGTGACTCGCGTGAGTACGAGGTCGTTCCCGTCGTCCGTCTTGATCGTCTTCGTGAAGGTCAGCTGTTCCATGGTTGTCCTATCGACTGTGTTCTCCTGGGGGTGGTAGCGGGCAGAGGCCGGAGGGAGAACATCCCCGGCCCCCGCCCGCAGTATGTGTCAGACGCTGAAGCCCGTGATGTCACGGTGCTTGAGCATCGCGGAGCCGCCGTAGTAATTACGGCAGGCGGTGCCTGCGGTCTCGTCGGCGAATGCCTTGAATTCGAGGTCGCCAGTAATCGGGTCCGTCGCCTTGAGCGAGATCGTCGGCATTGAGACGAGCTTGGCTCGCGTGAAGCACCAGCCCATCAGCCACTCGTCGTCGGCAGGGCCGTCGGCGGCGACGAGCAGCAGACGCTTCTCCGGGATGGAGGGAAGAAGCGGATCGTCGAAAACGACTTCTCCCGTGGTCGCGTTCGCCTTGACCTGCGAGAGGTCAATGCCGTGTGTCAGGCTCAGCATCTCCTTGCGGAACAGCTCGAAGATGTTGAGCTTGATCGTCTTGGTTGCCTTGGTCAGGTCAGAGCGCACAGGCTCTGCGTAGCCCAGACCATCGACGTCGTCGACGGACACGTCAGGCGTGATCTCCCCGCCATCGGTCGTGAAGATTCCCAGCGGAGTCCAGTCCGCGGGGAGTTGCTTCATCGCGCCGCTTGCGCCTGTCAGCGCGTCCGGGACAGCGGTCGTGATCGGTGCGACGAACGCCAGAACGTTGAGCGCCTTGCGCACGTTCTTCGCCTTGTTGTGCTTCTTCTTCAGCGCTTCAATGGTCGTGGTGTCGGCCATATCGGTTTCCCTTCCAGATCAGAGTTTGTTAGTCGGTGGGACGTTGAGTGACTTCCACGCTGAGGCCCACCACCTCAACGACGCCGTATGCGGCGCGCACTCCCAGGCGGGACGGCACAGACGCCTCATCCACCCACCCAGAAGCCCCCACCACAGGACGAACTGACAGAGCATCCACAACCTCATCCGCGAGCGCCTCCGCGCCGACGACGCCTGGCCCTGTGGGGGTCTTGGCGTACACGTCGACAACAAGGGAGGTGATGCGCTCGAAATCGAGGTCCTGGGATTGGGTCGCGTAGACATGCACGAGCGGCATCGGCCATGTGTCCGGGAGGCTGCCCTCCTGGATCACCCGTACTGTCTGCGCTCCTGTTGCTGAGGTGATCGCGTCTCGTAGTACCTGGACGGGGTCCTTGTACTTCATGACCGGCCTCCTCGTCGTGCGCGCTTGGAGCCCGCAAGCTTGCCGAGCGTGTGATGCCCGGGGACGCGGCGCCCGTCTCTGGCGAAGTGCCCGAACTCGACAGGCACGGCGTGTGGGGCATCGTTGACGACGCGACCGACAGCCCTGCGAGACGAGCCGTTTCGGCGCGTCTTCACCGTGGCCGTCACAGCCTCGACTCTGTATGCGTCGGTGAGTACGCGGTCCCTTTTCGGGGCCGCTGCTGCCGCCGCCGCACGCAGTGATTCGGCTTCGCTGACCATTGCTTCACTGATCGACGCGGACTGTAGAAGCGCCTCGATCGCGGCCGAGCTGACCACGAACTTGACTGCCACGTGTCACCTCCGAGAGATCACGACAGCCGTGCCGCGAGGCCACGGCGAGGCTGGCTCCTCGACCCTCCACGTCCCACCGAGTGGGTGCTCGGCCGGTACCCGGATGGCATCCCCGACGTTCAGCGTTATTCCCCTCGGGAGGTAGAGTGTCGCGGTCTCGTCGGCCCGCTCAGAGGCTGCCTGATCGAGCAAGCCCGGCACCGTGAACTGGCCCGGAGCGATCAGGCAGCCCCCGATGAGGCGCGGCTTGGATTCCTCGACGAGGTAGCCGTCCCCGTCACGATGGACGGTACCTTCTACCTGAATCGGGGTTTTCCATTCCTCCATCACGTCAGGCCCCTCCCATCACCCACACGTGGCCAGCGGCGCGCGGGCGATAAGCATCCGCGAGCGCTTGGTCATCCGGTGAGAGGAGGGCCTGTCCCCCGACTGCCCAGGTGGCGTACTGGCGGGTCTGCGTAAACGGACCCGTCGTCTCGGTCATCTGGGTAACGCCTTGTGCGGCGGCGTCGGGGATGAGGAGGATACGTCGGGCACTGTCTGCAAGCTGGAGTCGTACCGCTGCGGGGACCTCGGAGAGGCCCGCCTCGTAGGTGACAACAACGAACTCGTTCGCGGGTGCGCCGACTTGGATAAAGCCGTGCCTGACGTTGTAGGGGATCGCCTGTCCGTCGTCTGTCGTGACAGCCTCGACGGAGACGAGCGGCGCCCGTGTGGGGACGACTCGTCCGCCCGCGTCGACCTTCAGGCGGTGCGTGTACGCCTCGACGCTGAACGTCTGGCGTGCGCGCTGTCGGAAGGCCTCGGCGAGCTTGTCAGCGATGAACATTGCCCGCGCCGACTCCGAGTCTGTGAGGGGACGGCCGAGAGCGGCCTCGATGTCCTCGACAGTTACCAGCGGAACAGGCATCGTCCCCCCTACTTCTTGGACTTCTTCGAGGTCTCCTCAGCAGTGTCGCCCTCGTCGGCCGGCACGTCTTCACTGGAAGGCGAGGCCTCATCGGAGGTGGTCTCCTCGAGGATGCCTGCCGTGATCATTGCCGTGGCGACCTCGTCCGCGAGCTCGAACTCGATCCCGTTGTCTCCCTTAACCCGCATCATGCCGCCTTGAAGACCTGGATCGCCTTGGGACGCAGGACCGCGCCGCCGTAGACGTGCAGGCCACGAACACGGTCCGCGAAGGTCTGCTCGGCACGCATCGACTCGGTCTTCTCGACCTGGGACACGTAGGCCACGGACGGCTTGTGGAACGCGACGACCATCGGCTTCGTGTTATCGAGCCAGGGGCTCGTGACCACGTCGAAGCCCAGCAGACGACCGATCGTTGCCTCGCGGAGGCCGTCCGTCATGTTCGACTTGTCGAAGCTGGTGAGCTTCGAACCGTCGGAGAGGAGGAACTCCTCGAATGCGGCGTTGATCAGGAGGACGCGGTCCATGGCGGGGACCTTCTCGGCTGAGAGCTTGCCGCGCAGCTTCAGGATCGCGGCGTATGCCGTCTCCCAGTTCGTCGGGTTCGCGATGCCCGTAACCGCCGTGCCCTTGGAGGTCAGCATTGCGGTCAGGAAGGTTTCCGCGTCTTCAACGAGCGCTGCCGCCGCCGACTTGGTGTAGGCATCGAGAGACTGGTTCGCCTGCGCGGCGTCGATGTCATCGACCAGGAAGTCGAAGCTCTTCTCCTGGTCAATGGTGATCTCGATGCCCGTGGATTCCACGGCATCGGGGACGGTCGTGCGAGGAACCTTAGTGCCGCCGGACGCAGTCACCGCGCCGGTCTTGTAGTCCTTCACCTTCACATCGACGATGCCGGGGATGTGAATCTTCGAGCCCGCGGTGAAGTCCTTCTCGTAGTCGCGGTTCGCCATCCCGACGAGCACCGTGTCACGGCGGAAGTTCTCGAGGATGCTGGCCGACCACAGTTCCGGAATGAAATGCGTGAGAGTCATTGTGTGTCCTTTCTTGGCTCGCTTACGCGACGCCCATGATGTTGTTCAGTTGCCCGTCCTGGCGGGCCTTGATGATCTCTGCGGGAGACATCTTCTTGAGGTCTTCCCTGGTGAGCTGTCTGGCAGCCCTGATCTCGTCACCACGAACTCCCGCGTCCGTCGCGGGAGCACCCTTGGGGACCTGCGCGCCTCGCCAGGCGAGGAGGCGCTCAGCAGATGCCCTCAGCTCCTCCTCTGACGAGCCAGACAGCAGGTCTGCGTCCACGCCCGTCGCTGCCGCGACCTTCGCTCGCATTGCCTCGGCCTCCATCGCCGCAGCTCGCGCCTCAGCCTTTGCCGCCGCTTCCTGGGCCTTCTGCAGCTCGGACTTGCCCTGCTCCTGAACCTCGTCATAGAGCCTCGCCTTTTCGGCGTTCTCCTTCATCCGAGACTCATTCTTGCGGGACAGCTCCTTCCACTTCCGGGCCTCAGCCTCCCAGTCAATCTGCTGGGCTGTATCCTCAACGGCGGCTGCGGAGGTATCCTGCGCGGTCGGCGCGTCCCCTCCCGTCTCTGCGGCCGGGGCGTCGACGAAGCGAAGGTAAGGACGGCGCGTCAGGTGGTTCTTCATGGTAGTTCCTCCCATTCCGGGTAAATAAAAGCCCCTCACCGTTACGGCTCCGGGGCGCTCACCTCACGCAACGCGCGAGGAAGTCTGGTATCCTTGTTCCTAGGGACGGGCATCCCCCCTGGACTAGTTGTGAAATAATCAACCGACAGAACGTCCGGGCAATGGGGCTCGTCCCTTTCATGCGAGCGGAATTTCTTCGAAACGAGCCCCATCATCCGACATCACGAAGAGACGCCGTATCTGTCCGTCTTCGACTCGTTGGTTATACAGCGATAGCTGTTTTCGTAGCTTGCTAGATAGTTTGCGTTTCCCCAGGTCAATAACGAATACGTCTTTAACTACCCCGTGATTGTCGCGAGCGTTAATGACTGCATCCTGGATGTGTATCCTGATCGTTCTGTACTTTGTGCTCGTGCTCTTCAGCTCGCAGACAATGCTGTTATTCGTTTCCCAGTAGAAATCGTTCGTTGATTTACGGGTTACTAAGTCCCGTCGAATCCATTTAGCCCGCTCGCCCCGCGCTTCGAAGCGTTCCAGGAAGTCGATCTCATGAGACTCAAGGATTTCCTGCCCAAACTTTCCATCCGGGGCCAACGCCGAAAGGTCTGACTTCAAACGCTGCTGGCGCGCCAAGCGCTGTGCAGGGCTCTCCGGAGGCTGCTGCTCTCCCGACGTTCCACGCTGTGCCTTCGGGGGCTTGGGTGGCTTAGGCGGCTCAGCCCCACCCGCCTTGGGCTTAGGCTTGGCCTTCGGCTGCGCCCACGACAGCGTTGGCCCATACTCGCCGTGCTCGCTGACCGTCAAGAGCTTCCGATAATCCGGAGTACGCCCACCCCGGTCCGAGACCCCGAGACGGTCCGCCGTGATCTGGTGGACCTGCTCGAGCAGGTCCTCATCAATCACCTGATTGACCGCCAGGCCCGGAGGAAGAGGCTGCACATCGCAGTCACACCCCGGGTGAATCGGCAGCAGGTCACCACGGTAATAGCGCTGCGTCGACGCGACCACACAGAGGGCACAATTCTCTCGCCCCGTAAGCACACGCCGATAGAACTGCCCCTCCTCCGGGTAGCCCCGCATCGACTGCCGCGACGCATGCACCTTCGCCAGCTGCATGTCCCCACCGATCAACTGCGTGAGCCGCAGCCGCCCCTCAGCCGCAGCCTGCGGCAGAGGCTTGCCCGCCCCGAGCGCGGGGGACACGGCCAACGCCGGGGGACGGTAGAA